GTATTTATACTGTTAAATTTGTGGTATATATACTGGGTTTAGTCTTTTAATTCTAATTGTTCTGTTTCTGTATTAACATGCCATAGGTCTAGTTCAGTATCTGATATTACCTGTTCTGTATCAATGAACGGATCCGTTCTTTTTGAGGTTCCTGTGCTAGGCATCTTTACTAATATTTGTCCTGTTGTTGCGTCATAATAATATCTCATCTAATACTCCTATTAATCGTCTGTCATTGTTACACTACTAAACAGTGAATAATCAAACAGTGCTACTTCAGCTTGTATTCCTATACCAACGTCATATGTTGTAACTGGATAGGCGTGGTAGACTTCAACACCTAAACTTACACTGTCTGTTGCATTTGCGTAAAATATACCTTCAACTATATGATCTTCATATTGTGAGCTTGTGCCGCCTGTAGCGGTTAGATCAGTGCCTTGATTTACAAATGTTTTATTACACGTAATTTTTGTATTTTTTAGGGCTAGCGGATCGGTTGGATTACCACCACCCCAGTTTGCATTGTATCTTACCTTATAGTATCCTGTATAAGGTGCGGTAAAACTTGTCATGCTATAAGTCGTTGCTGTATTATAAGCATTGTTAATTGTAAAGAAATTTGTCTGAAAAGCAAATACTACAGGTGCACCACCATTATCTTTGAAATACTGTTGTGGGATTCTAGGGTCACTGCCTACATCAGTATTGAATACATCAAATATTTTATCATAGACACTGCCAGCACTATCATCACTATCAGTCATTAATTCATCTAACAATACCAACAATGATGATAATCCAGCACCAGTTAATAAACTACCAGTGGTTGCATCTTGTAATTCAGTGCTGTTTGTTACTACGTCTGTTACTTGTATTGGTGTATAAGCGGCTGTTGATACAGAACTAAATGCTCCTGTAGACTGATCGTTGATAGCTCTAACTTTACAGTAAATAGTTCCTGGTGATATTTGATCTAATTCAAAATCTACTGCTGTTGATGGTGCATATGTTCCTAAATCAAATGGTCTTGTTGTTCCTGCAAGATTATAATTTGTGCCATCACTTGATATCCAAAACTCCACACCTTCAACTATACCTGTGGAGGTTGTCGTTGCAAACAATGCTCTTGGTCTTTGGTCTCTTTCAAATAATGTAATAGTTGGAGTAGAAGGTGTTCCTAGACCGCCCTTGGTTACAATACCATTACTGTTTGACACTGATAATCTTTCTAGGTCATTTATATATACATCTGCATCATATTCTAATGCTGTAATTTCTATAGATATACCACCGTCATCATCATCAAATTCACTCAAGGTCATTATTCTAAACAATTTGTTTGTCCAGCCTAGATGACTGTTAGTAATATCAATGATGTCTCCTGCATTCAAATCAATTGCTGAGTAATCTGTTTTGAATGATACCATAAGATCTACTCTTGACTGTTTAAGTTCTCTAAGTCCAAGGTGTTGGGCTTGCACAGGATCGTTACATAGATCTAAATTAATATCTAAAACATTATCTTCTTCATTTTGTTGTCTGTCAGCACTGTCAATATCAATTTTAATAAAGTCAACTTCATCATTGATTTCACCCAATGGATAATTTACTTTAACACCATTATACATTTCAGTTATACCAGTGCCTGATATTGATACAGATCCTATAAGGTTACTGTCATCAAAACTTTTAGCTGAGGTTCCTGCTTGATTAATGACAACACTCCATTTGCCCTGATGAACATCGTATGTTAGCCAACAACCTGAATTGTTAGCCAGTCTCTCCATATTTTGAAACACTGGTGCTGTTGGATCAATGACTCCATTGATACTAAACTGTGTAGGTAATATTGATAGTCCCATAATTTATTCTCTTAAGAAGGGTAAATTGATCGTGTTCGTTCAGTTTTATTTGCTACTTCAGGCACTTGTGTTAATTTAACTTGTATGTCGCCTTGTGGTTGTGGATTTCCTGACCCCCATTCTACTACCATTGTAATTTCATGGTCAATGCGTTCTGGTGGTCTTTTTATTGATCCCCAATTGCCATCAGCAGTATCTATTCTTACAGGGTGACTTGATGTGTTTACATTGTAATCATATACTTTTTGATATGACCCGCCACTACTAAGACTTCCACCAACACCTCCGTTAGACAATGCTTTAACAGCACTGTAAGTTAGGTGACCGTCTGCTATGTAGATTGTGCTAGCATAACCTACAAGATTTGACCAAGTGCCTATTAAAATATCTATTTTAGTTTCAAACGCTTGGGCAATACCACTAGAATAGTGAGGTATAGTAAAGTGATAAGTGTCCTGTCTAGGTCCACCACTGTTAGGGCTGGTTGCATCGATTCCACCTAAATATTCTGCATGTAGTAATATTGATTTGCTTTCACTGATACCATCATATTCTACTGTTACTGGTATTGAAGTTACTTCGTCCCAATAGTGCCAGTGAATATTGCCTTGGATGTTAATTACAGCATCTTGACCATCTTGTGTAACAGTGTTAGAAGTAATAGTTGCAGAGTTGCCTGTTGATAGTGTGCCAACAGTAGCAGTGACATTTGCAGTATTGATAGTGGTTAAATTAAATCCCTCAACAACAAAGTCTACATCAAAACTATTAGCAAAGTTAGTCATGCCTGATGTATCATAACTAAATCCACCAGCTAATGGCCAAATAACATCAACATATGATGTAACTGTATCGCCACCTGTTCCTGGATAAGTTAGAGTAACATCAATAGTGTTATTGGTTACATAACTAGAAGGATAAGTTATTGTTGGTTGTGCGTAGTCTGGAAAATATATTGACAATGCAGGGCCTGTAACTCTATACACACCTGTGCTAGGCACACTGCTAGAAAAATCACTTGTTGGCAATGTATCCCACCCCACTGTTGCTGATGTGGTTGCACCTACATCAACATCATATGTTGTTGCATAACTAACACTGGATGTTGAATTAACTGTTATACCAACTGGTAATTCAAATGTCTGCACTGTAGAACTTAATGCTACATATTTGTTTACAGCATTTATTGATACTGATTGAGGTCTATCATCATCATATGTGATAGCGTTCTGAGCAAACTCATTCAAATCTTCCATACTATTCATCTAAAATCTCCGTTGCGGCAATACCTGCTCCATAAGTTGTTGATTTCATATAATCACTAAGACAGTCACCTGGTAATGTCATTGAATTAGTTACATGAAACCTAATAGTGCCTAGTCCTGAAACATTTTTTTCACGACTATAATTTACTTCTACAATAGCAAACACTAGACCATTCATCATGTGTGCTGTAGTCCAACTTGGCATAACATCATATGCATCACTAACACTACCTGAATAACCTTGTGGAACTACTCCTTGTTCACTGTCACCATTATAACAATAAACTTTAACTAATCCATCAATAGAGTAATCTCTGTTACCATCTCTATCTATTGAGTAAGCTGAAGTTATACCATCGCTGTCAAATATTATTTTCTGATCATTCCAATATACGTCTTCAAATGTAAATGAACTTGCTGAGTCATCACTAATTTTAGTTCCTGTCATTTCGCATATAGCTAGACAGTAGTGCATAGTTTGACTTGAGTTTGACATTTCAGCATCAATGATAGTGCCACCTAACTGTGCAGTTCCGTATACTATGGGCACTCTATTTTTTTGATTAGCTGAAACTTGTTCTCTAACACCTTTATCAACATATGGTAATGTAGGTAGTCCTGTGCCACTCTGTTGTGATGACCCTGGACTAGCTGTTGAACTGTCATTACTTTTTGTTACATTTGATAGTTTGTTTAGTGCATATCCACTAGCAATAGTTTTTAGTAGCGTGCTACCAACACTGTCACCTTGAATATAACTAAATGCACTTTTGCCTAAATCAACAATAGTATTTAAGAAACTCATCCAGTGCCTCCAAAATTAAAGTTAGCATTGGTCAAGTTTGGCACTCTATCCATAGCAAGGTCACCTGCATATAATGCTTTTTGCACCTTTGGATTAGTTTCTCTGCCATTTGTTTTTCTGTTTAGCAGTCCAACAATAGTTGAACAGGTTAACACCACAATGATTGAGCTTTCTTTTGAGAGAGGGTCAACATCATCACTGATTGAAAAGTTATCAACCACACCATAAAACCTACCCGATGGATTGCCTGTTATTGATAATAACTGCCCAGTGACAGGATCAAATATACCTCTTTTAACACTTACCTTACTGCCTTTTATTTGACTGTCAAATACTGTAGATATGTTTGCTGATGGTATGCCTGATATTCCTATACTAATTTGTTGTGGAGTTATTCTCAGATCACTTTGTGTGTCAGTAACTGACATTAACTGTCCAAGACCAGTATAGTTTGTTGATTCTAATTCAAGGTCCTGATGATAATCACTAAATGTAATTACCTCTTCTAGTCCATCGCTGTCATAGGTGTCAATCCTAACAAATAATGCTGTTGCCAGCGTAGCGTATGTTGATAGATCCAATGCCATTATGTCAAGTCCTCAACGAATATAAATTCACCTTCCCAACTAACTTGATCTCTAGCAAACAGAGTCCATTTTGGAAATTGTGTGCATATCACAGACCAAGTGCAGGCACTAGCAACTTGTATTGGGTCACTAACACCAGCAGGATCAATTATTGGTCTATGTAAAGTTACTAGGGATTCATTGTAAGCAACATCTGCAGACACTGTATAGCAACCCTTGCTATCTAATTGTATAATATCACCAGCACGGAAGATATATTGTCCTGAACTCAGTCCTGTGTGCCCACCCGTTAGTGTAATTGTATTACCAGTGGTCCAAGTTGCTGTTATACCTGATGTTGATGACAAATCACCTTGATATTTAATTAACCAATCATGACCTGCGTTTGTAATACCAATAGTTCCTACAGTTACTCTATCCAATGCTTCTATTTCACTGATATACTGTCTATAGTCTGTCCATCTTGGTCCGTCTGGTAGTCTAACAGTAAATCTCCAAGGTTGACCTGTTCTTGCTACTGTTCTTACTGTTCCGTCTCTAGCTGTTGATTGAGCAACAGTTTTTAGTCTGTCTATTGATATTGATTCTGCGTTGTCTATTACCCATTGAAATGCTGTTGTCATAATCTGTTTACCTTCTTCCCATAGGCGTGCCACGACGCCCTTGTTCACTAACCGCATACATAAACTGCGGATCTCTTGCTACTAATTGTTTGAAACTAAGTGCATCTACTGCATTGATGTTATAGTTTATCTGTGTAGAACCTCCTACACCCATTGGAGTAATTGTAGCAGGGCCACTTATAAATTCAGGACCTCTTTCGCCAACTATACCTATCTTACCTGCTGGCAGTGTTCCTCCATCAGCAAAGAAGCCACCAAATATACTACCAATGCCTTTGCCAATTGATTTAACTACATTACCAATACCACCCATTATGCCACCACCACTTGGTGTTGTTGATGGATTGAAGTCTGGTGTTCTGCCATTGCCAAATATTGCTCCACCTATACTAGATAAAACGCCACCAAGACCACCACCACTACTGCCTCTACCACCACTGCCACCCTGGCCTGTGATAGCACCTAAGGTCTGACTAAACGCATTGCCACCTCCGCCACCTGCTCCTACTGGAACTACATACATAGGATTACTTGCACTACCGTTAGGTGCGTTGCCACCAAATAGTTTACCTAGTCCAACACCTTTGAATATAGTAGACATT